GTTGCACCCCCCCCGAAGGGGGGCGGCGAACCAATTGCACACACACACACAGAAAAGCTGCCCTCGAAGGGCTAGGTGGGACGAGCGACTGTCGCGATGAGCGGGGTCGCGGTGAACCCCACCAACGCAATGTCCTCCCCCGCCTCGAAGAAGACCTCGATAGTGTCGAGGCTGGCGTTGACGGCCGTGATCCTCCCCTGGACGGTGGCCACGACGGTACGCTGGGGGGTACTCGATGCGCCGGTGGACGGGCGCCCAGCACCGGTGGGCTCCCAGGCGTACATCGACGTGTACGGGACAGAGAAGCTCATGCAGCGACCAGCGAGATCGTCGTATCCGTACCCGAGCACGCGCCCAGAGCGCGGGAACGGCCCCGCGCAGTTCTGGACGACGCTGACCCCGACGGTGTTGGCAGCCTGCGCTCCAGACGTCGCTTGGGACACGCGCTGGGTTGTCGTCACGCCGGCGACCAACGAGGCGTCGTAGGTCCCCAGGGGCCCCGTGGCGGCGCCACCACCGCCAGGACCCGCACGAAACGACCACCGCGTCGAACCACGCATCCCAGTGTAGGCTGTCGCGACGAGGTCGAAAGGGTGGGGGTACGACGAGACCGCGCCAACCTGGGACGGGGCCTGGTTGTGGTCGTACCACCCGAACGCCGGTACTGCCAGGGTGAGGACGGCGGGACCGACGACGGACGTGAGCCCAGGCGGCACGCACACGAAGCGGAACCTGCGAGCCTTGATGATGGGGCGTAGCGAGAGTAGGTAGTCCCCAGAGTTGTACCTCGAGTCTTGGCGCGTGCCCTCGATCAACGGGGCCACGGTGACGGCGCCCGTCTCCGACAGGGTAGGGGGGACACCGCCGGGGATGAGCTCGCCGACAGTTGCTTGGATGGTGATGCCGAACGTGTCGTTGGTGCCGTAGAGGCGAAAGTCCGGGCCTCCGCGGACACGAACGACGACCCCCACGGAGAACGCGGCGACGGTACCAGCGCAGGAAAGAGGCCGCTCCACTATGACGTAGAGGTTCCCGTGCGGGAGGGCGTTCCCCGCAAACCCTGTCTGCTGGGCGACGACGCCGTATCCAACGGCGGGGCACTCCGTGAAGGCGGTGGCCGTGGGCAGCACCCCGTAGGGGGACTGCCAGGGCACAACGAAGCGCACGGAGCGCGACTCACGCAGATCCATGATAACCCCGGGGTAGGAGGTGATGTCGAGGTCCGCAGTTGACGCGTCGTTGGAGTCTTGGGGGATGTAGGCGACTCGCAGGGCGCCGGCGACCAGCGTGGGGGCGGCGACCAGCACCTCGTACTCCAGGCCTCCACTCCACGCCGCTGCGAAGCCCGACGCGAAGAGAAGAGGTGTGATCGCGTAACGGGACGTTGGGTAGATGTCGGTCCCGTCGTACGCGCAGGGCGAGACGGGGATGGCACCAATCACCGTCCCCCCTGCGATGCTGGAGGACCACTCTTGGACGCCAGGTTTGCTGCCCCAGATGATCCCCCAGTGGCCCACGATGTGGGCGATAGAGAGCTCGTCCTCAGCCGGAAACCCCAGCTGCTGGGCGTCGATGGGGGTCTCAGAAGTGGGGCTAAGGGCGACGGGTTGTGAGACGACCGCCGCCCCCCCGGAAGCAGCGTTGTACCATGGCAACTGGGCCATGGGCTCCGGCGCCGCGAAGACGAGAGGGGCGCTCCACCCCATGAGAGCAGCGACGCCCCCGACGCCCTTGGCGATGTACTCGGCCGCCGTGGCGCCAGCGCTGAGGAACGGCACGGACTTGAGAGCGCTGGCGACCTGGCTGGCAAAGTTAGCACCTCGCTCCACCGGACCACGTCGCTCCCCGACGCTCGGAGTGATCCACGCGGAGTGGCCCATCCCTACCGTCTTGTACCCGGGGCACAGTCGCCCACGGATGGTGACCGTGGGGGCAGCGCTGGAGAGGCCGAGCGACCCGACGGCCTTCACGACCATGAACTGGAGCCGGTTGGCCCAGGTGGGGGACGTGAGAGGGTCCATGGTCGTGGACGTGTTGAACACATCGAGGTTGAGGAGACCAGGAATGCCCAGCGGGACACAGACCACAGTGGCCGAGTTCATCGAGAAGTCGACCATCACACCAGGAAGTTGAGTGGCCTGCTGCGTGGACTGGACACCCTGCTGCCCACGCCAGCTAGGGAAGCCAATGACCCCAAAGTAGCCCAGGCCATAGGTGCCGGGGGGGCTCGAGACGGTGATGGTGAGCTCCAGAGTGCCGCTGAGAAGGCGAACGTTTGCGAGATGGCGGCGGACGATGGCCTGGGAGAGGTACGCCGACCAGACGTTGACCAACGTGGAGCTGTTGGCGGGGAAGCCCGCGATGCCGACTTGAGTGCGGAGGAGAGGGTCGTCGCCCTGTTGGGCGGCGACCCCGGGGAAGTCCCCCATGCCGGTGGCAGCCGCGTTGGGGAGGAGCACGAACTGTGACTCCCCGGGACCACCGGTGGACACGGTCTCGGTGGGTCCCCCGGCCTCCTCCTCGCCGACAAGGGCTCGGAACCGGCCGGCGTACTCGATCTGCCCCCCCGCGTCCCACGTTCTCATGGTGTCGGAGCGGAAACGGGAGTCGTGCCAATCCCAGTCGAACGAACGGCCCCTGGGCTCGCAATGGTACCCGGGAGCGGTGAGCGGGAATGCGGGGGCGAGGGCCCCCCGTAGCTCCTCGAAGAACTCACGACCATGAAGGTACGCCTCCGCCATAGCGTTCTCCACGGCGAGCGCGTCGCGGTCAGCCGGCGCAATGCCGTCCGGGCGCCTCACAGCGTACGCGACAGAGCGGAGAATGGACTTCGGGGAGAGCGCGCCCCGCCAGAGTCCACCCACGCAGATGATCTGCCGCTTGAGGAAGTCCACCTCGGAGAGGTCACGGTCATCATGGTGTATCTCCCCCTTCGAGTCGTCGGTGATGACGAACCCGAAACTTGCGTACCCCCGCTGGAGAGCACGCAGCCCGAGTGCTCCACTGGCGACTCCGGCGACCTGGTCGTCGCCGTACGTCACGAGAGAGTAGAGGGAGCGGTACGTCGGAAGGGGGATCTCGGGGTGGGCGTCCGCCCACGCCCAACGGAGGGCGACGCGGTTCATCACGCTTGTGCCGAGAGATTGGCTGCGCGACGTCCCATACTTGCCGGACGCCTCCCCCTGGTGGAAGCGGTACACATCACCATCGTAGTGGTAAGCGGCGTACATCCCCCACATCACGACAGAACGTATCCGGTCGAGCGCGAAGGCGTCCGCGCCGCAGAGCGAGGCGATGTGACAGAGCACCCGCGCCTCCGCCTCCCGGAGCCAGGCGAAGAACCGCTTGTCTTGTGCCTCCCCGTCTGCCGCCTGCACGCGCCCGCTCTTAGCGAGCAGGTAGTCCGCCAGCGCCCCGGCCTGCACGGGGGACGCCATGTTGACGCCGATGGCGCACTCCGTGGCGGGTATCGGGTTGGCGAAAAAGCACGCGTCCACCATGCCGAGGACCATGCGCATGACAATGAGTGCCGGGAACGGCAGGACGGAGAACACGCGCGTGGCCGCGGAGGCAGCCTTCTTGTGCGTGACCACCTCCTCCTTGAGCTGACCGCGGATCGTGAGCTCTCGAAGCGTCCCAGCTTGGAGGCCAGAGAGAATCTCGTCCACGGCGTCACGGAGAGCCGGAGATGGAGCCACCTTGCCGGCGATGACGCTCACATAGGCCCCTTTCTGAAGGGGCCAACCGGGCCCAGCCGACTTGGTCAGGTCCATGGGCCCGATGGCGGTTCCAGGGACCCCGAGGATGGCCTCATCGAAGGTAAGCATGCGGTAAGCGACACCCTCAGACTTGAGGGGCGCGCAGTAGTCGTCCACTGCCCACGCGATGTCTTCCCACGATGGGTGGGTTGTGGGCGACATTTTGCCCATGGCGTAGCTCCAGGGTGAAGTCCACCCCCACCCCCCTTCGACAGGCACGGGGACACCGCGCCCTGCGGGGGCGGCGAACTCGGCACCCCACTTGTCGAGCAGGGGTTGGACGACGTCCGCGATGGGAGTCCGCGCCACGCGCATCACCGTACCCCCAGTCCCGAGCCGGGAGCGACCGGCGTATTCGAACGGACTCGTGGGGCCGAATGGAGACCCGGGGACGTTGAACCCTTGCGACATGGGATGGGGGGGTGCGGCGATGATGTCGCCGACACACGGCTCGATCTGGTAAGCCCTGCCACCCCCACGACGTAGGGCGAACATGGCCTGCGCGGCCTCGACAACGTCTATGTCGAGTGGATGCACCCACCCGCGCCCGTCGAGGTCACCAGTCGACAGGCCGATGACGCACCGAGCGACGCCCAGGTCGACGAGCACAGGCCCACCCGAGGCGCCGGGTGCCGTAGGCATGCGAGTCCAGTACCCGCGCGCCGTGTACTTCACAGACGGCACGTTGTGGTACTCGACGCGCTCGACGCTCTCTCCGACCATGGTGGTCAGGGCGGGGAGGCGAGCCTCTCCATCCCGCGCCCAGACGTAGGCCGGGTGGTTGCCCACAGGGGTGCCCCTCGCATCGATGAGGGTGGTGAGGTCGGGCCCCGGGGGGACGGCGAGGTAGAAAAAGAGAAGGTCCGAGTTGGGCGGGGACCACGTGTTGGCGGGGGAGAGTGGGTGTGCGACGGCGGAGATGGTACGCTCCGCGTCCGACCGCGGGAGGAGCGTTATCTTCCCGCTGGTCTCACCCCGCATCACATGCGCGTTGGTCACGAACATGTCCCCACGGATCCGGAAGGCGGTAGCCGGGGAAGAGTCGCCCCCCTCGTAGTGTACAATGACGGCGTACGTGGCGTCGGACACCTTACGCACGGCGTCCGGAAGACTCATGGAACGTTGCGCGGGCGTGTTGACTCGAACGACGGGCCGAGGGGCCCTAGAGGTGTCCGTGGTGAGACCGCCGCCTGCGGCCACTTCGGGGGCATAGGAGGCCCGAAGCTTGGCCTCCCAGCCGACCGGATCGGCGCGGACCGCGCCCTTGACGTCGGGCACGGGTTTCTCGGTTGGGAAGAATGCGGTGGCAAGAAGATGCTTTGGGGGGGGGCGCAGGGCCGCCCAGGCCCGCAAGGCCAGATGCCCCGCGGTGAACGCGGCGACGACCTGACCGAACCGCCGGGAGACCACCTTCTCATAGGCAGCCCCAGCAATCCGCGTCGCACCGCGCGTGATCCGGAAGAGTGAGGGATAGTGCACCGCGCACCACGTCACGAGGGAGGATGTCGCCACCTCCATCGCGCGATCGGCGACTGCCACCTGGACGGTGGTCACCTCCGCGTCCGTCGCGATGGCGCGCACGCCGGTCGCGCCCGCAGCACAGACACACGCGGAGGCAATGCCGCACCACCCCAAGCAGGCGATCGCCATGAGCGCGACGAGAGAGGCCCACGTGAACAGGCGATGCTGGTCGCCGACCGTCGCGGTGACGGCCCGGACGACAGCGGCGTCAAGCGCGGTCTCGAGGAACTGGTTGACGTTGTCGTTGCGGGAGACATGCCGCTTCACGTCGGCGGCGATCCACCGCGTAGCACCAGAGAGGGGCCCGCGGTAGACGTTCTGGTAGGTCGTCTCCGCGGTTTTTGCCCCAGTTTGCTTGACCTTGAGGCGCTCAATGGTGATGACCCACACCGTGTCAGGGTCGGTGTCGGGTTTGAGCGCGGAGGTGTTCAGCTTCTCGTCCTTGAGGAACGCAGGCGTGACCTCGACCGTAAGAACGATCGGGAATCTCGCGAGCGCGGGAGCGCCCCCACCGACGTTGGTTTTGTCGGCCTGAAGGTCCTTGATGTTGGTGCACCCTATCACACAGTCGGCGGCCGCGTAGACACACCCCTTAGCCGAAAGTTCCGCCATGGTGAGTGGCTTGGGGGTAGGATTCACCCACGTGAGCACCATCTGGCCCATGAGGGCGAGAAGATCTGGGCTCAGGGTGGATGCGAGTTCATCGAGGACGGCGACGGGGTACTCGGACGCCACGTACCCGTCGTTGTGGGGTGTGTCCGGCATCACGTACCAAATGGACTCAGGCCCGAAGTTGCGGCCCATGGCGGCACCAACCGTCTTGGCGACGACCTTGGTGAGGAGGGTCTTGCCTAGCTGGGGCTCCGAGTACAACAGAACGGTGTACGGGGGGCGACGGCCAAGCGCGTTGCGCAGAGTCTCGAGGCGTCCCTGCATGCGGGAGAGCTCGACGTGGAGGCGCTGGGCCGGTATGGCGAGGCGTGGGTTGGAGAAGAGCGCTCGCATCTCCCGAAGCGAACGCGCCACGACATCCCGCCGCCGCTCGACAGCGATGAGTCGCGACTCGGTCTCCCCGACGTCGATCTCGTCGACCGCCCTGGAGATGAGCTGGCCGGCGCGCGCCATGGCAGCCTCGGGAGACGTGTCCTCAAAGAGGGGGGTCGTCCCCCCGACGCGCCAGGCCTCGCGGAGGCGGGACAGAAGGTCCCGCGCCCCCGAGAGAATGGCCTCGGGACGAATGGACTCGGGGGTGGCGAGGGTCTCCAGCGACGCCCACTCCCGGACAGAGCCCGAGGAGACCTTGGCGCCAGCGAGAAGAGCAGCGGAAAGGACCGCTCCGCGCCGGACGACGGTGAGGCCGACGCGCATCCAGCGCGGCCAGGCTCCACTAGCCTCGCCAGTGGCGAAGGCCCAGAGGAGGTCCATGGGGTTGAACTCGGGGGGAGGGGCCTCGTCCCCGACGCAGGGGATGAAACCGGCGACCGCCCCAGCGAGAAGCGCGTGCGCGTAGTCGACCGCACTGTCCACCCCCCCGAGGGAGAAGCTGACGTCGACGTGGAGGAGCGCCGCGGCGAGCGAGCACGCAAAGTCCTCAGGGGTGCGCGCCCTAAGGCACTGCGCCACGTCAACACACAGAGACGCGACGACAGCTCGAGGGAGCTTGAGTGCACGGAGAGCGTCCGCCATGTCAGGCTCGCCGACGTTGGCGGTGAACCGTACCCCCGCGCATAGCTCCTGGAACGCGCGAGTGACGCCAAGCCAATCAGCGCCCCACTCGGCGGTGTCCACACCATCGATGGTGATGGTGTCGGCCTCGTAGTCCCACACGACCGCGACGGTAGCACCCATCCACCTGGAGCCAGGGTGGGAATTGATGTCCTGCGACATCGGGGCACGGTAGTCTCGGTGGGGGGTGACGCCCGACGTCGCCACGCACGCGGTGAGGAACGCGGTGGGGACGTTGGACGAAAAGAGGGCAGCGGCGTTGAGTTGTGAAGCGCCGGTCACGTGGTTGGCGGCGGCGAGGCGCGTGATCTCTGCGACCGCCGAGGTATTGACCATCGCGGCCGCCATCATCTTGAACTCGCGAGTCACGGCGCCGGCGAGTAGGTTCTTGACGGCGGGATGGAGCCAGTCCACAAGCTGGAGCTCGGAGACAAGCGTCTCCCAGAAGTCGCGATCGACTTCCAGGGCGAGATGGTGGTAGCGCATGGGGTCGCCGACCGGAAACGTCCGGAAGGTCGCGGATGCGCGCATGGGCTCCGGCACCGACGCCGGAAGCCCACGAGCGATCCGCGAGTGGTAGGCTGCTTGGTCGGTCTCGAAGGCGATGATCGACCCAATGGAGTGGTCGACCACGGCGGGAACAGCCGTGGTGTACTCCGAAGGGCTCGCCTCGTCGAGCATGCCCTCAAGGCCGAGGGCACGAAAGACGGATCGAGTCATCCGGCGCGGGTAGGGATACCGGCGGGGGATGGTCAGAGTGTTGGTCGCGTTACCGGCGACCGCGGTGTAGGCGTCAGAAGACGCAGGGCCCTGGGAAAGGGGGGTCATCGTGGGGGTGCTCGCTGAGCTTCGCATGGACATTTGAAGAGCGAGAGGTTTTCACGTGAGCCCGCCAACCACACAGAGGCGAAGCTGCGTGTATGGGCGACGGCAAAGGGTAGTTTCCCTCCTTCAGAAGGATCATGGGGGGTGGGACGTTCCTCTCCTGGATGACACAGTAGTCTATCCCCCAGTCACTTTTCACTGCGCAAGTGTATCGAAGAGCGTCGATTGAGCGCTCCAGCTCCTGTTCCGATTCACCAGTTGTTGTCTCCGTAGAGTAAGGTATGCACAAGTGTCTCACGACACCGATGTAGTGACCAACAAGCAATCTAGATCCGCGGGATCTCAGTGGTAGGAATGATGCCTCAATGTGGGCATTGTACCATCCACGTCAGGGAGGTTCCGAGACGTCGTCTTTCACAGCCACGACTGACCCTCGAGGGGCCAGAGGGTGGATGCTAACACGACATGAACACAAGCAACAGCTATCATCAGGCTACGCCTGTAGCCGCGCCACGCGCAGCAACGCATGCGCGTTGGTGTGCGCCCGTATGGCAGACGGGTGGCTGTTGTGGACTTGATTCCACACGCAAACGCGGTTGACTGTACTCGATTGTGTTTGACTTGATTGTGAGCCAAGGGTAATGCTCACAGAAGGGTTGGAACCCAGCGTAGAACTGAGCGTGCGCGAGCGCTGAGCCCCCGAGGGGGCGACGACAATGCGACGCATGGGAACAAAGAACCTGGCCTAAGCCAGTAAGAAA